CCTGTCCAATTACTTGCATATACTGCAACGCTGAATAACGAAGTGTCTTTACGGAAGAACATTGGACCGTTCATTGATCCAGATACAAACTTATCAATACCGTTTGAATCTGTGCCAATGTTTACGTACTCTGTGATTTCAGCAGATTGGCGGCTTGTTGGAACAACTGCATCTTTAACTTCTACATCAAGCGCACCTTGCATTGCACGGTTCCAGGTTAGTGCTGTTTCAAAACCTTCAGCGTCAACAAATGTTGCACCAACTGCATAAATGCCACTACCCAATGTCATTAAGTCACGAGCAAAGATAACAACTCTAGCTTGGCCATTTTCTTCTACAGTTGGCAATGCTCTGCGACGGAAAATGGTTGTGCCAGTTTCCCTATCCCACATTGTAATGGTTAGCTCTCTGCGAAGTAAGCTAACTGGTTTACGGTCGCTACCAATAACGCTTAAAGTAAGAACGTTATCGACACCTTTAAACCAAACAATGCGTTGGTCAGTGTAACCAGGTACGTGTCTAGTTGCGCTAGGACCTGTGCCAGCGCCAGCATAGTTCAAAGTAGCTGTAGGGATAGTTAAATTTAATGTGGCCATAGCATTATTTAGCAGACCTGGCTTTCTGCGATGCTAAGTAAAGTTGATGGATAATAAAGTAAAAGAATTCCTGGAACGCTTCCCATTTATGAGTTTAGTGCGTTACGGGGATACGGAATTGGTTGGTATCATACAAAATAGTGACGCTGTTGTGGTTACTATGTACGTCTACAACCTACTAAAAGACGAAGATGACAAAACACTTTTTGTAGAAATGGGAGAAGAGTGGTGGTGGGGTTCTAATCGTTTAATTCCGATTAACATTGTTCTAAAAGAGCCAATGCGTAGATTTGCGTATGCACTAAAGACCTATTCTACAAAGGACTTTGAAGTGCTATACGGACACCAAACTAGCTTGGTTAACGTGATTACCAAAAGAACCAAACGTAGGCAGATTAGCCTTGTGCGGAAGATGACCTAAGTTCTTCGCAGATTAAATTCATTTGCGCCACAATAGCAACTGCATACGCTGTGGCGTGACTCTTTTTAAAGTAGTACTCACCATTCCCCGGCTTCGTCCAAACTTCCTTCATAATCATCGTCCAAGATTTCCCAACTAGGTATCTCTTGGCGGGGCGGATCATTGCAAGGACGGCAGCTAATTGTTCCACGGAAGTAGGGCAAGTCTTCCTCAGTATATCCCCGTGCCCGTTCAAATGAAATAACAGATTTACAAAGTCGTCCTGAAGTAGTAAGTCCCATAATGGCTCCTGTTCAGCTAAACGTGTCAAATGCTCTTTGCTTTCTACACGCTGATACAAACTTACGTTGAGTAAGTCTACTTTAAAGAATCCAATCTCTTCTGCTTTTTGATAATCTAAATCGCACCAACCAGTGTAAGGGTTAACTGGTACAGGGTGAAAGTATACGCCTGTTTTGTGCTTTTGCTTTGTGCCGTTGGGCATTACTTGCATTGCTGGTACATGTTCTAGTAGTCTAAGTACCTGTTCTCTATCTGCAAAGTCAATGTCAACGTCTGGGTGACTCATTTTCTATTCTTAAGTAAGGTTAAAAGTTCTTCTTGTTGCGCTTTGATTGCGTCCATCTCACATGCTATCTTGTCGAACCGTGCGATAAACTCTGCAAGGCGCTCTTCTAGTTTGCTGTATCTAGTGCCTGCGTCAATGTCGTGTTTATCCACTCCATCTCGCTGGGGTTTGCCTTTAGTTTTCTTATCCACCATTCTGTATCCACATGTTTAGCTACTGTGTCAATTTGACCAGGCTCCATGCGATCTAACATGTTTTGTGCGGCATCAGTAGAGTAGATAATCCAAGGACTTAACCTACCCATTACCACCATGTTCATCGCTGTTGCAGGTGCAATCTTTTTAAAGAAATCTTGCCAGCGTTCACCGGTTCGTTCCCCCCATTCTTGCATTGACAATATAGTTCTTTCTAATGCACGATCTGCCGTTTCCTTTTTAGCGGCTTCTTGTACATATAGCTGATAGGTGCCTGGCTTCTGCCAATCGCCTAACCTTACGCCCATCTTGAAAAGCCATTGTATAAACTTATCACTTTCTATTGGGCGAAGTTCTATCAAGTAGTTAGCAAATTTTACAAAGCCAAGGTAGTCCGGGCTACGTATAAAATCGTCAACTGTTTTAACTTTCCTTGTGTTTGGACTAACGTATTTCATGAAGTCAGTCCACACACTAAATCCAATTCTAGTAGATGGCTCGTCCTTGTTCATCCACCTGCGCTTTTTCTCGCACATATGACTACTCAAGGTACGCTCTCGGGTAAAGGACTTGCCACAGAACTTACATTGATAATCTGCTTCCATTATTTAAACAATTCTTTAAGTTCTTTATTACCCGTGTTTTTGGCTACTGCAATTTCTTCTAGGACATCGTTGCCATTGATGGTTCTAAACAGTTCAATTTCCTCATCGCTCATTGCAGGAAACTGCTGTGTAAGCCACGCTGTTAGCCTGTCCTTCTTTTGTGCTTTAGGAGGAATAAACTCATGACGCTGTTTAAAGCCAAGGCCACAAACTGCAATCACTTTCCAGCGAAGTTCTTCATGTGCGCTAGTTGTTGCAATATAATCAATGTTGCTGTAGTCATTGACGTTTAGAAGATACTGCTCTTGAACATCGCGGGAGCCTTGTACCTGGCTTGCCCAACGCTGTGTCATGTAAGTATTGACTGCCTTACGATCCTCGTCTGACAACTTTTCATAGTAGTCGCCTTTACGTAGGTCAACAGCCGCCATTACTTGTTCAATAGGTACTTGGTACTTTGCACTTGCTGGTGCTTTCTTTTTTGCTGTTGCCATGTGTGTATTTTAAAACCAAATTTTGTTAAGGTCAAGGACTTCTGGAATCTTGTTAGTCTCTTTTAGGAAGAAAGCACACATTGGATCATCACCCTTTTCTAGAGGTACGGCAAGCACATGACCAAACTTTAGCTTTGGTACGTACCACTTTACTTCCTGGTAGATGTTGATTACTTCAACCTTCTGCCATTCTGGTTTGTATCCGTTAATAGGATTAAACACAAACGCAGAAAAGCCTCGGTCGTTTAGACTCATAACGTTGATAACTTCCGGCTCGCCGTGGTCTGGTTCGCCAATGATAAGAGACCAGTCAAGTGGAACCTTTAGCTCATGCTTACCAATACGTAATACTGCCGCAGGGCAACTAAAGCTTTCTAAGAATACTAACGGTACAAACATGTAATCAACTTCAGATGAGTTGGAATAGTCTAGTACGCCGTAACGAAGATCCTCGTCAATTTCCTCGGGTAATCTATCCAAGTCGTATGTGTGATTGTCAACTGTTAAAATGTTCATTTGTAAATTACCTTTTCTGTTTGGTGAGGATAGCTTGCGTCATCATAAAATTTCTTGCGCTTTGCCAAGTGACGTTTGGCGAACTTTGCTGTACTTGTGATATCCCAGATCTGTACAAAGTCTTTGTCTTGTGCTTTTCTTATACCACGCCCAATACTTTGAATAACACGTACAAAACTTTTGCCAGGTTCCACAAGTACCAAATTAAAGATCCGAGGAATATTAATACCAACAGCCGCCACACCATAAGTAGCCACGATAATTTTATTGTCCGATGTGGTAACTTCATCGTATTCTTCTTTTCTGTCTTTGGATTTCATTGCTCCACTAACGAATACACTATCCTCGATTCGTTCAACTAGCATCTTGCCAGAAGCAATGCGGTCAACTAGCACCAGGGTGTTCCCTGTTAAGCTAATCTTTTGAATAGTACTTGCCAATTCGTCCATGCGCTTTTCGTTAGACGTTAGATAAGTCAATTCCTCTTGGTAGGTTTTGTACTCTACCTTGTCGTCAAACTGCAATACCTTAACATGGCATTGTGATAGTACACCCATGTCTTGCAATTCGCTTGCTTGTAATCTGTGTAGCACTGGACCAAGTGAAGCAAACAAACTAATGTATTCGTGTTCTTCCTTTGGGATAGTTCCTGTTAGTCCCCAACGAATTGGTACGTTAGCGAACGGGCCAGTTAGCATTGTACGCAACACATCTGCCTTAGCCATGTGTACCTCGTCAACGATAACTGCAATGACGTCATCAATAAGTGCTTCAATGCCAATCTCACTTAGGCCTTCTTTGTTGCGTTTGATAAGTGAGTTAATGCTTTGCCATGTTGCAATAGTGTGTGTATGACCTAAGTCCTTTTCATCACCAAAGTATACACCAACGTCCAATCCCATGTTAACATAGTCAGCATGAGTTTGGCGTACCAAGTCCTTGTTAGGCACAATAACAACTGTCTTGCCAAACGGTTCACAGCACAAGCTCATGCCTGCTGTCATTAGTGTCTTACCTGCGCCAGTGGCAACTTCTTGCACACCTGCAGGGTTAGCTAAAAAGCGATTGATAATCTCTACTTGATAATCTCGGATCTTAATAGGCTGACCCTCAGCAGGGTGCCCTTTAGGCCAAAGTATGTGTGCAAACGTATCTTCGGTAACTTCAGTAAAATTTAGATTCCACTGTGGCCGTTTATCATCGATTTCAATTTGCCAACCTTCATCTTGTAAAATAGGTAATACCCTATCTAGTAAGTTTAAATAGGTTGAGCCAGCTGTAGTAAAGAAACCAATTTTACCATCCCACCTACCAAGCCGAAAGGCTGGCACATGATAAGCATATGGCAATTGATATTTTAGTTTGGCTTCGCATTTGCGTCTTGTTGAAGCATCTAAATCGTGAAATTTAACGTTTACTTCGTCGCGGATTTCTAGTCTTGTTATTCCAGGCATATTCTATTGTAACACTTAGCACTGGCTATGTATAGTCGTATTTCACCATTAAGGTGAAATGCAGTGAGTATTACTTAGTGGAATATAGCCGGTTTTTAGTTAACTGATTTGTCCATAATGTGTCAAAAAGAAAGGACTCCTAAGAGTCCTTTCCCACTGGTATCATCCACGCAACTGTCAGCTACCAGTGTTAACCAATTCAGGTGCAATCTCAATCAAGCTATCGATAAAGTTTTTACCAACATCAAGACTAACATAGTCGTTACCTTGCATACCTTGTTCGCTGTAATCAACACCAATTGGATTAAGTGTAGCGTTAGCAAGGGCGACTTTAAGTTCCCGAAGAAACAGTTTGTCAGTGTAAATCAGACCATCCTTGTTAACGTTCCAACTGTCAGTGTCAAAATAAACACGTAGCTCACCAAAGGTCTTTTCTTCATTGATGTAGCCAATATTAATATATTGACACTTTACAGTCTTAGCACGATTGCTCCAATAGCCAGAGCCATCAGTGCTAAGGGTTGCTCTAAACTTAATCATATTAGACTCGCTTCATAACAGTAGTTTCTGCCAAACGCTTCCACTTGTCGTTACCAGAACCGCACATCTTCTTCAAGTCTGCAATCTTGATAACAGTACGCAAAGACAGTTCACGAAGCTTGTCTTTGTTTTCGTCAACATAATTGTAAAGCTCTTCCTTGGCACCATCCTCAAAGTCATAATGGTCCAGCATACCGTCCATCATAATTTGCTTGATGCGAAGCATCTTGTCGCGAGTAGTATCCAGGGTCAAATCCAGATAGTGGCAACGCGATTCCAGCGCACCCAAGTGGTCCTTCAGCTTGGCAGACTTAACGTGCTCAAACTTAATGTTGGTAATGAAGATTGCAGAGCCCTTGAACTCGAAGCGATCTGGCACACCTTCATTGCGGAGCATACGGCTGTCAGTGTTCCAGCAAATAGTACGCTTCTTGCTAGAGTCCAGAGCTGCCTTCAAAATGTTCAGCGACAGTTCGTCAAGCAAAACGCTGTCACAGTCGTCGAACACGAGCACGTTACCGCTGTCGCTATAGTTGTAGAGTTTGCAATACAAGCCGATAGCAGACATTGCACCTTTGACAACTTCGTAACGGGGGCGGGTGCCACCGATTTTGTCAAACATTGCGGCTTTGTCAAGTACCTTCTCAACACCAAACGACTTACCAACACCAGGAGGGCCAACAACAATCATAGCACGGACGGTACCGTCCACTGCACCTTCAGTCATTTCCTCGAGAATGTCAAAGCGTTCACGAATACGCTCAATGGCTTGCTCGTCAGTTTCCACGGGTTTAGTTTCTTTTTTGTGGGGTGCATCGTAATTTGCGTCGATGCTGGTAGTAGCACAGTCTGCGGCAGATGCGGGTTCCACATCGCGCATAGAGTCTACTTTAATGCGGACTTCGCGTCCAGCAAACTCGCCAAGGGATTCGTCTGCGATAACAGTAACGTAACCGCCTTTGGAGCCTTCTTTGTAATCTGCAACGAGTTGGAACGTTTGGTTAACAACGTTGAAGTTACGGTAAGTGCCGTTTTTGATGGTAATATAAGCTGACATGTTTTTCCTTTGCGTGGATGATTAAACAATAACTCTATTATACTGCACTCTGGGGCACAGAGCAACCGTTTTCTTGTGTTTTTAGCACTTGTTGCGTAAAAACAACACCGCCCAAACCCGCTTGATACGTGTCTGCGACAGCTTTGATGTAAAATTGCATGATTTTGCCGGTTTTTGTAATCAGTGTGTACTGCATAACGCCCTTTTTGCTGTCTATGTATGTATTATACGGCGTTTGGGCCTGCTGGTCAACCACTTTTTGAGCCTATTTTACAAGAAAAAAGGTAGTACCTAAGTACTACCTTTAAACTGCTTAAATTTTAAGCAGATTAGCGAAGCTCTGCGTCTTCCATACCAGCTACTCGTAGCTTCACCACGTTAGTGATTTGCCACTGTTTGTTGTCAAGTGCTTTAGTAAGTCCAATGAACTTGTTACGTACCATGGCAAACTCATTTACAAGTGTGTCCATGCTAACAACTTCTGGTTCTCCGTCTACGTACTTTTCTGCATCACGTGAAGTTAATGCCCTGTTGTAGTGTTCAGTGAACTGACGGAACTTTGCACTACGAAGTTTTCTAAGTCCAATGTTTAGTTGCTCAAGTATTGCTTCAATTTCTTGTAGCTGGTTGAAACGATATTCAACAATACCTGGCATTTCGCGGGCCGCTTTTTCTAAGCTACCAGAGATATGCAACTCGTACCTGCCTTGCTGAAGTTCGTTTTCAAAATACTCAATACAATCAGGAAGTGTACTGATATCTGCCGTGACCTTCCTGTACCATTGACTCATTAGTAGTCCTCGTCTTCTTCTACGTCTTGTTCTTCATCGCCTAGGATTTCTGCAAACGCACTGTCAAGTGAGCTGTCAGATCCAGAGCCATCTTCGCGAGCAGCCTCTAAGTCAATAAAGTCGCCTGCGGCATGTAGATAAGCAAGTGCCGCATCAAGGCGTTCCTTCTTATCAATGTAAGGTTTTAAAGCTAGCCAAATTTGAACTAGCATTTCTCCCGAATCGCTCATTGTCATATAATCTCCGTTAATGTATCAAGTTGATAACTGCGATACTTAGTTGCATCGTTATTTTTGTTTAGCCATTTGCTTGAGATAGTCATCATTGTGAACCCATTTATTGTTCACTAAGAATCCCCACTCACGCTTTTGAGGTCCTGGAATAAACAATGTCCAAGGTGTTACGTCAGGGTCAAGCTCAATGCGATGATAAGAACTAGCGCCGCATAAACGAAAATGGCCGGGTCCTCGCCATACAGCGATTTCACTGAACTTTTCGCCCTTGCTGTTAAATTGTGGAAGCCATTCATAGTATCCGCCTTTCAAAATTAATGTAAAGTAGGGCCAGGGATGGTCATGGACGTCACCTGGGTCACTCTTATGAAACTTGTGAATAAACACATTGAAAGGGAACCATGTTCTATCTTTTAAGAACAAGTAGTAACGCTCTAGCAAAGGCTCATTGCTTTGCCTATCTAGGATAACACGATGTCTACCCAACCGTTGCATTAGTTTCTTAATCATGGCCAATTTGCCCTTTCGCCTAACAAAGTACGTATTGCTTGGAACTCCTTCCAAGCTTCTCTGTACATTTGATTTTCTGCAAGCAACTCTCTATGACGAGTACTTTGGTCTAAGAAATAACTTGCTGGAATGTTGCCAATACGCTCAGCATACTCCATAATATCACGCAACTTGCGTTCGTTATGTTGCCAATCCTGTATTGTCTTCTCGTGAACTTGTATATGATAGATTCTGTCTTGCATTACAGTCTGCGGAGCCCACTCAATTTGCATATCGGGCTCGCCGTACATAAACCTATCCATCACAGCTCGGTGTCGGAGCGTAACATTGCTAACTCCAACACCTTGCCGTCTTAACCATTCTTCATGGTCTTCAGCCATTTATTCCTCGACTACTTCGGGTGCCTCAACGGCAACAGATTTGTCAAAAATATGTGGATGCGCTGTAATGTCTGCCATAACTGTGTCCAGGCAACCGTCGTCATTGCGTTCCCAGCCTTTGCGGAACTTCTTAATAACTTCACCGTCGGCTGTAGTGTAAAGTAGACTATTGCCTTCTTTCTTTAACATGCCTTTGGCTTCGATTAAGTCAGTTAAACCGCTGTATGGGTTCATGCCTGTTTCATAAGGAATCTTAACTTGTACAGATTCAAAAGGTTTAGCATAACGTGTCTTCATGATTTTACATGCGGCACGAATACCTTTAACTTCCGAAACCTTGTTACCGTCTTCGTCTTCCTTCAACTTCAACTTACGCATAGCTACAACGATAGAGCTAGCGTAGATAAAGCCTTGACCACCGCTGATCTTGTCATCAGGGTCAAACATATCTTGTGATGCGTATGTATGGTTGGTTGCAACTAGACCCAAATTCAAGTCACCAAACATGTTTACACAGTTACGAACAAGTGCTGTAAGTGCTTTAGGCTTACGACCCATGTCGCCTTTCAAGTCACCTGCGTTGAACTGGTTAACGTCAGTTGGTGTTAGCAACATGCCCAATGAGTCAAGTACAAATAGAACCTTAGGACGGTTGTCTTCTGGCATTGCTTTGTACTCTTTGACGAACTCGCTAATCATCTTAGCAACGTCATCGATCATAGCCATGTTTAGCTTTAGAAGCTTGTCTTCGCTTGTATCAACACCTAATGCATGTAACCATGCTTCGTCGAGTGCGTTTTCAGTGTCGATTAGAATTGGGTAGATGCCTTGCTTCTGTGCGTTAGCAACTAAGTTGCCCGAACAGATGAAAGACTTACCTGCACCAGATTCACCAGCGAATACTGTTACCTTACCCATTGGAATGCCTTTGTTAAAGTCACCGCTAATGAGATAGTTTAGTGCATAGTTGTTTGTGCTGACCCAGTCGGTTGGGTCGTTGAAGCCTACGCTTAGGCCTTCAATACTTTTTGTAATGCTCTTGCGAAATTTAGAGACATCAAATGCTTTTGCCATTTTGCTTCCTTATAAGATGATAAAGAGAGGGTAGGTCACTACCCTCTCTGGAGTTCAATTAGTTTGAACGATTGCGGATCATCTTAAGGATGTCATCAACGCTTGGCTTACCACCTGCATCAGCGGCTGGGGCTGGTGCGGCTGTAGTTGTTGTAGCCTGTGGAGCAGGTGCTGGCTTGCTTGCTACTGGAGCAGGCTTGCTTGCTGGTGCTGTATCTTCGTCTACATCTGCGGCTGCGCCTGTTGCGGCAGGAAGTTGTACGCCACTTGGACGATAGAACTTGCCCCACTTGTCAGCATCATACAATTGACCATCAACAGATGCTTCAAACATCTCCATGATAGCACGAGTTTCGTCAATGCCTGGACGCTTTGGCATAAAGTCGTTTAGGTTGAACAAACCGTGTGTTGCAATTGCTTGCAATTCTTCTTCGTTCAAGCTACGTTCCTTACGTGCCCAGCCAGATGTGCTGTAGTCAGCATAGCCACCTTTTTGTGTCTTGTTTAGACGGAAGTCAGTACCACGTTGGTAGTCTGTTGGCAATTCTTCCATGTCTGGATCCATCAACGCTTGCTTGATAAGCGTAAAGATTTGTGGGCTGATCACAAAACGACGGATTGGATTTTCTGGAGTGCTTTCTTCTTCCATTGGGCTGTTTACAACAAAGCCTTGGAATACGTATGAACGCTTTTTCCAGTATGTGCGGCCTAGAGCTTCCATGTTAGGGTCCTTGAACCAAGGACGGATAGTAGCATGGACTGGGCAAGTTTCACCCCACATTTCAACGCAAGGGACCTGTACGATTACCTTCTTGTTTTCGTCCTGACCTTTTACGCCAGCAAATGGGATACGAATCATTTGACGTTCGCGCCAAAAGAATGTATTTGTTTCGTCTGCGTCTGGGAGGAATCGAAGTGAGGCTGAAGTGCCTTCTGGGATGTTCCAGTGTGCGTAAATTGAGTTATCGCCTGTACCTTGTTTAGTACCACCGGATTTTTGTGCTTGCTCAGCTAGTCGAGCGCGGATTTCTGCTAATGATGCCATAATGATTTTCCTTTAAAATGAGCCTATATTAGTGTTAAGCCCTCGTTGGGCTAAAACAACACATGCGTTTTCTTTGTGCATGTGTTGTATTGTACTTATGATCGCTATCACAAAGCAACACCCTTTCTGCTCAAATCTTGCATTTTTGGCTAAACTAGTGTGTTAGTACCATTATGGTAAATATTGAATCAGTGCAGGCAAAGCCTGTGCGTGAACTAAAGGATAAACGGATGTCAACTTTTCGTAAAATTGTTACGTTTAGGGTGAACGATACGACACCAGAAGACCACTTAGGTCGTCTAGGTGAAATCACCTACAGAGATGGATTTTTATACTTCCACGACGGGAACACCCCAGGTGGTGAACTTATCAATGGTGGCGGCGGAGGTAGTAGCGGCCCTACAAGCTGGTCTAGCATTACTGGCAAGCCAACATTTGCTACAGTAGCAACTAGTGGATCTTATACCGATCTAACAAACAAGCCAAGCATTCCAAGCAAGGTAAGCGACTTAACAAACGACAGCGGTTTCTTGACGGCTGTAAGTTGGGCCAGTGTTACTGGCAAGCCAGCATTGTTTAGCGGTGCGTATGCCGACTTAACAGGCAAGCCAACGTTGTTCAGTGGTGCGTATGCCGACTTAACAGGCAAGCCAACTATCCCAACTGTACCAACAAACGTAAGTGCTTTTACAAACGATGCAGGATATCTAACAAGCGTTGGCACAATCAGCTACAACGATTTGTCAAACAAGCCAACTTTGTTCGGTGGTGCGTATGCCGACTTAACAGGCAAGCCAACGTTGTTCAGTGGTTCATACAATGACTTAACAAACAAACCAACTATCCCAAGTTTAACAGGTTACGCTACAGAAAGCTATGTTGATACCGCAGTAGCCAACGTTGTAAATGGTGCAGCTGGTGCTTTAGATACACTAAAAGAACTTGCAGATGCAATGGGCAATGACGCCAACTTTGCGTCAACAATTACAAACAGTTTAGCAAGCAAAGCAAACAGCGAAGACCTTGCTACAGTAGCAACAACTGGTAGCTACAACGACTTAACAGATAAGCCATCTATCCCAAGCTTGACAGGTTACGCCACAGAAGCATGGGTAAACGCACAAGGATTTGGATCTGGCGCTAGCTCATTTAGCGGCAACTACAATGATTTAATCAATACGCCAAGTATTCCAGCAAGTCTAAGTGACTTAGGTATTACAGCAGGATCAGATGGTCAGGTCCTGACACTTAACTCAAGTCTAATTCCAGTATGGACAACACCAAGTGTCAGTGGCGCTACTACTCTAAGTGGACTAAGTGATATTGGTTTAGAAGGTCCGTCGGAAGGACAAGTACTAACTTGGAACAACAATCAAAGTCACTGGGAGAATCGTAATGTACCTACTCCTACACAAATTAGCAATAGCAATGGCTTTAACACTTACTCAGTTAGTGTAGGGTCTGCTGGTGAATTAACATTACCTAACAATGTGGTTCAGAATACAACTGGTACCGTTGTTGCTAACAACTTAACTCCTACAGTAATTTACACTTCAACTAACAGTAATGTAATGTCTATTAAATTGTTAGTCCAGGCAGAAGGAACCGAAAGCAGTGTCACCCCATGGGACACACAAAGCTGCGAAATCATTGCGATTAAGAGTTGGAGGAACAACAATGTGGCAGCTAGTGTATATGGTCTAGTTTATACCAGTACAAATCCATTGGCTACATTCGATGTTAGATACAATAACACAACCGGTAATATTGAAATTACCGCTATGGCAACGCAAGAATGGGGCGTGTCAATCAGAGTCTACGCTCTTGAAATTACAACATCAGATTAAGGAATAAAATAAAATGGCAATGAAACCTTTTGAAATACAAAGCGCAGACTTAAAACTAGGTGGCGTTACTCTACAAGCAGGTAATACTGGGGTCGTTATCCCCGGCGTTACTCAAGCAACAAGCTATAGGGTAGAAGAAATTGATGATACCGGAGACCAAGATAGAACATTTTTATCTGCACCAATGGTCATCGACTATGTCACAGCACAAGACTTAAACAGCAACGGCACAACATCTAATAGAGCTACATTTGTTGTAGAACTAGAAGATGATGGGAAAATTGACGGCATTGAAGTTGATTCAGAGGGGTCTTACACTAGTCAAGAAAGCGCACAAAACAGCAGTCAGAATATGTTAGCATACATTGGATCAGATTCTGATCCATTGGTTAACTGGAATTTCCAAGACTGGGCTACAATTCCATTCAGTCCTAAAATGCGAGCAGGCGAAGTTGAGAGAATTGGTGGTGATGGCGGTGCAGATTTAAAAGATTTGTACGTTAATGACACAGCAAACTTAATTGATGACGGCACTGGCAACTTTGTCAACTTTAATGTCGATGGCGACGAGTGGATGCGCCTTGGTACATATAACAATCAAAAAGTACAAGTAGTTACAGGCTATGACGGCAATGACAATGTTTGGGAATTTACT